TGTTTTGCCATTTTCGAGCGTGATCTTTTCGCCGGTATCGGATGCGCCGAGATGCACCGCCGGGCTTGTGCTCCACTGGTTTTTGGCCAGGAAGTTGATTGTGTCGGTATCGTAAATGCGCACGACAGCCCAGATGTCTGGACCGTCAAAATTCTGCACGCCGCTGGCATCAGCAATGTAGGCATACTGCACGGTGCCTACCGTTCGGCTCGCAAACTCTTGGCTAGTTAAGTTGCCTTTGGGGTGGTCGATAATGACAGGCAGCGCGGCGACACGTTCCAGTGTCTCTGGTGTCAGCCATATCGCCGGATCACGATACGCCATTTCGTCCAGTGCGGCGCGGTATGCCGTGCCGGTGGACGTGATGCGAATGGCCCAAAGCGCAAAACCGGAGAACATCTGCGGGCTGTTCATGATGCCCGATGCAATAGCTTTCGCGGCCTGCATTTCGTTCATTGAGAACTTGTCAAGAGCTACGCGGCAACCGGGGTGCAGTGGCTCCGGCGGAGTTGTTATATCGGCCCAGGCATAGCCCGTGTGCTCATCGTTCAGCGCAGGCTCAAACGGTGCATCTATCCTTTGCAGAAACGTGGTGAATTCCGTGGGCGCTGTCGGCATATCCGGCGTGAGCGCGCTTGTGCTGGTTAGCCATATGCCGCGCTTGCCTTCGGGGCATTGTCCGACTTCTTCAACGCACTCGCGGACTGCGGTTTGCTCGGGTGTTTCGTCGCCTTCGGACGTTCCGCCGGGAAAGCACCATACACCGGGGAAGTCTGACGATTCGGAACGTTTTAAGAATAGGGCCTTCTTATCCGGCGTTAAGAGCAGGATGCCGGCAGCTTTTGTCATCGCTTACCCCAGAAGTTGAGGCGCTACGCCGCCACCTTTACGCGTTCCAGTTCTTCGAGCCCTTTGACGGTCAGCATGTCAGGCGCAACGCGATAAAGCGAACGAAGCGCATATACGTAACGATAATAGCATCGGCAACTCGGAAGTTCCGCGGGCTGCTCTATCTTGTCCGTAAACCGATCAGCAGGCGCTTTAACAAAGCCCGCTTGATGCGCCCAACTGTCACGAATGAGAAAAACCTGTTTGTCTATCGCCTTGTGATCGGGCCGATAGTTGTATCCAATTTCGCGCCAGTGAGAATGCCACTCCGCTGCGATTGCGCCGCCGTCAGTGGCCAGAATGCTGTTGATGGAGCTTACGAGCTTGTGGCCCTGGTCAATGGCGACGCGCCGTTCCTCGAAAGGCATGGACGCCAGCGGCTTGCGCACCTGCTCTTTCAGTTTCACGCGGTCCACGATATCGGAACCGCCGGCCGGTATTGACGTGGCCCATCCCGCAAACCGCTGGATCGTGCGCTCAATCGCCTGGGCTCGATTGAGCCGGATCAGCGATGCGCTCGCCATGATGCGCCGGTCGAGTTCCGAGCGAAGTCGCGGCGCAATCTTGTCCAGCGTAAAGCGGGAGATGTCGGGGTGCATTTTGAGCACCCCACCGCGCTCTACCTTGGCGCGGAATATGGAGCGAAGGGTTTCGTTTAGCGCGGCTTGCAAGGTGCGCTCAGGAACCATAGAGCGCACTGCGGATTTGCGGATGCGATCCACCCAGGTCGCCAAGCGCTCTTCGCTGTCGAAGCCGTGTTCCGCAATGTCCGCAACGGCGGCGGTGATCGTCTGGTAAAAGCTTTCTGTTCCGGTGTAGAAGCCGTAGGAGGCCACTCTAGACAGCCAGCTTTGCCAACTCACGCGATATGTCGGCAACCCGCATCGCACATGCGGTGATGCCTTCGTGGTCGCCAGCCAGTATGCAACGGTTCCACTCGGCTTGAAACGATGCGCGTTCCAGCCGCAATTCGTCGGCGCGCGCACGGTCTTCTTCGCGCTTCACGTCGGCGAGGCGAAACCCGTCCATGATGGCTGTGGCGCACCTGGTCTGCGCGGCGGTTTCGGTGTTCATCCTGCGAGCCTTCGAATGTTTGTGGCGCTATCTTGAGCGGCGAACGGGTGCCCCGGTTTGGGCTCCTCGTTAGCGGCGGCGGCCGGCGGCATGTAGTCTCGCAACTCTTCCCAATCCAGTTCGAGCGCCACCGGAAACATGACTTTGTTCGTGTTGATGTTGTCCGCGGCCCATTCCATGAGCTTGGACTTGTTGACCGGATCAACCTGCGGAACCATGACTTCCAATACAGCAATGATGCCCTTCAATTTTACGTCTTCTGCCTGGGCCTTTTCGCTCTCCGGTTCGCGTAGCAAGCTCGGCCACTCAACCGAAAACGCCGATTTCCATTTGGAAAACGCTTCATTGAAGGAGATGCCGCCGAATTCCTCGGGAAACTCGGTCTGCATTTCAGCAAAAAATTCCGGGTTCCACGCTCGATACATGACGATGTTGTCAAAGAACGTGTATGGTCCGTTCATCTCAATGCGGAACCGCTCCACATATTGAGCGATGGCTTTTGCGTCTTCCGTGCCGTCCGCCAGTCCAGACGCGAAGGTCTCGTTTTCCAAAAGCCTGGCCGGCATGTCGGCGGCGGTCGCAATGTTTTTCAAAATATTCGACCGCGCCAACGTATAGGCGCCGTCGAGGTTCTGCATGTTCAGGGTTTCGATGCCTTCTTCCACGTCAATGCTGATGACGTTTCCAATCTGGGCCTCTTTAACCACGTTGCGCTTAATGCCGAACATGGACAGCATCGTTTGCGTGATGATGGCGCCGGCTTGCTTTAACTTGGCGATGATCACGCCACATTTAAGCGTGATCAAATCGTCGGTTTGCATGGACTGGATGAAGGACTTCAGTGGGAACAGTGCTCGCTGATAGACCGAGCGACCGACGAATCCGAACGCGGATGACGTGTATTCCAGGTAAATCGGGTCTTCGTTCATCTTTACGACGGAACGGCTCGGATGATATTTCGTGCTTCCTACACGAAAGCCGCCTGTCGGAAGTTTCAGGAAAGCGTTGTCGTTCGGTTGCTGATTTAGAACCAGACTTCCGGCAGTATTCAGCGGATCAAAAACGTTAAAGGTTAAGGTAGGCATTTTATAGAGTTTGGCGAAATTGACTTCCGCGTCCGCCGTCTCATTCTCGCCCGGCATGAGTGCCAGACTGGCCAGCCCGTAAATACGTGACAAGCGCATCAGGTTGAATATCAGTTTGTCGCAGCCGAGCGCTTCCCATTCGTCGTTAAAGGCTTTGACCAAACGCTCTGGTGCGTTGTCGCCTACCGATATTGTGCGCCGCTGGCTTTGCGATAACGCCACTGGCGCCTCGGCCATCTTGGCCCCGAGCGGGTGGTAGGAAAATATCGTTTTGGCCGTTTGATATGAAGCAGCGGAGCCTGGCTGAATGTAATCGCAGCACAGCATCTCTTGCAACGGCGTGCCGAGCGAACTACCCCCTAGCGTCACGTAAGCCATGCGCTAGGTTCTCCTGTGCCCTAAAATCCCTTACTGTCTCCGAGGGATATGGCAATGGCGTAAGTAAACGAATCCAAAAGATCGTCTTCCTGATCTTTGACGCCAATTTGGAACCGGAACACCTGCATCAAAAGGTGGTTGCCGTTTCGCCCCTTGTAGTTTTTCAGATTGTTGAATGCCTGCTGCGAAAGTTTTACCTTCCCGCCGTGCACGTAACCGGAGACGCTAATTGCGCGCTCGTCCTTGCCTACGCTTGTCAATTTGCTGTCAATGGCGGTTGCCGGCCACTGGCGGCGGCGCGCTTGCTGTAGCAACACCATCCCGGATGATTTGTCTTCGATGAACGCGCCAGCCGAACCCATGCGCGCTCGTGTGGCAACGGCAAAGTCTTGCAATTTCTGAAACACGGTTTGCAGCCAAACGTCCAGCAAAGAGCCTTCGATTTGCACAATGTCGTAGTCTAGGCACACCAGCGGATAGGTTTGATGAATGTTCTGCACCAAACCATTCGGGCCAGTTCTCGGCATTTCGTTGTGCCGGCTCGTGTGCGCCCAATACGTGACCGCAGTTCCATCGTGCTGCGCGCCAGTTTTGGTGGCTGTATCAATGACGGCGAACACCATGTCTGCCAGTTGCGGAACCGGCACGCCCGCGCCGTCCACCAGCACATTCGCCTGATCAAAAAACGACGTTCCCGCCGGCCTGGGGTCTTGCTGAAACAGCGCGCC